GGTTAGTTGTGTACATGAGTTTAGCAAGCTCTGGTGTTGTAATGCTAGGATTTTCTACGATATGTCCTAGTAATACTGATAGCTTAAATCTTGATTCGCTTTTTACTTGTTCGTTATATTCTGCAAAGTTACTCATAGTTTCATCTCCGCACGTCTTGTTGCTTCTTCACTTCGTTTTAAATCAATCCAAATTTTAATAGCTTCGTAGTTTACTTTAGCTTTCAAAGCAGCTTTCATTGCTTCTTGTGTCTTTTCTACATGAGCAATGTATTCTTGACTAGCTTTAGCTTCTATCTCTTTAGCTGCTACGCTTGTCGCTTGTGATTTCAACATGAGTTGAGATAATACTGTGTTTTTAGTATCTTCAAGTATGTTGCAAGCAGCTTGCAAGTCAGCCCACGAGTTACCCGCTTGTGTTAGTTTGTGATATAGCTCATTTGCGTCCACGTTTTATCTCCATTTTCTTTGCTACATGAGGAATATGTCCAGTTCCTTCAGGAATGTCCTTCCATCCTTTGCTTTTAAATACTTGGTTATCTTTAGTAGCTTTGTATTCGCACATAGGGAATAACTCACGCATTTGCTTTACGAACTCATTGATGCTCATTGTAAAGTATCCAATTCAGAACTCAAGTCAATTATCTCAAACGATAAAGGATTGTCAAATGAAATGTTGTTATTGAATTCATCAAACGCAAACATTGATTTAAACTGCATTGTGCATACAAAGTTGTCATTATTATCCCATGCTAAAACTAAAACCATGTTAATCCTTTATTGCTGGAAAGTTAGGGCTACCACGTAGTTTAAAACTATAGCCCCACCTAATTTTATTATTAACACGACCTAATCGTGCTGCTTGACTAGCGTTTAATGCTCGTGGGTATTTAGGTATTTTAGAAGATAGTCTATGCAGCTTCTCTCTTGATATGCCTAACTCTCTTGATAATGATGCTCTAGTGTAATATTTTTTATCTAGTAGTTCATTAGCTAAGTTAATGTAGTAACTATCGTTCATTCTTTTCCTTTAATGCTTGTTCAATAGCACGAGCAAATAATTCCCATGCGGTGTGATAAATCATTCCATGCTTATCAGCAATGTTATAAATCTCACTTAAACTTAATCCTTTCCATGATGGTGCAGGGTTGATGTAATGACTTATGCCATTTGGATTGTTAGGCAGATACATCCAGTGCGTTACTGTTCCATTTTTCATTGTTTCTTCTTGGAATACTCCGTCATTAGGATTGAATCCAGCGTTCCAAATATAATAAGCAGTTCCTAAATCGTATATTTCTTTGACATAAACCAAATATCTTCCAACTTCTGTTGGCAATCTATCTTTTACGCTAATCCACTTCACAGGTTCTTGTGCTGGCTGTTCTTTAAGCATCATCATTGCACCATCTAGTTCTTTTTTCAGATGCTCATTCTCAAACTCTATACCACGCTTTTCGTAATCTTCCTGTTCTAATGCTTCTTTACAGGCTTGGAGTGCTTGTTGGTATATTGAACCTTTTTCCATCATTAAAGTGTCCAACGCTTCAATCGCCATCTTCAATGCTTCATCTTTAGTCATTCCATACTCCTAATTTTACATAGCTGATACGTTGACCACCTAAGTTTACTTCACAAGTTTGATGTTTAGGAAAGTTTAACATCAATAATGATAGCAACAAAGCGCCAATAAACACACCAATAATACAGCTTTCGTAGCATTTCATCGTACAACCTTTGCTCCACCGAAATCGATGGTAGTTGGTGGAACACCTGGAGTAATTGGTGCAGGAATAATAATTGTTGGTGGTGGAGGTGGACAATATACATATCCTCTTGCATCAACCACACATGCTTCAGCGTTAAAAGATAGTGCTAGTAATAATAATAGTTTTTTCATTTTCATCTCCTATTTGTTTCTATAAAATTCAGCTTCATAAACATAACTACAAGTATTGTAGTCATATAACAACTCAGCCATACCAGGATGACCTGTTGAGTTAAAACGTACCTTCTGTATGTGTACTTGTGTTTGTTGTGGATTATTCATCACATCTCGCCAAATTGCAATAGCATTATCGCATTTGTTGAACCAGTGCGCACTGCCCGAGATATCGTACGGACGTGGTACAGGGTAGTTTCCATCAGGTCCTTTAGCCATTTTCATAGGATGCGCTACCAAGAATAAATGTGTCTTAAACTCTCTAGCAGCTCTACGTAATTCTGTAAGTACCCTAGAGATATATTCTGTTTCACTTAATCCTGCTGGTCTATAGTGGTCCATTTCGTTCCATGGGTCAATCACTAACGCACGTGGCTGAATATGCGATTGCTCTAGCCAAGGTAATGCTTCGTTAATAATGTGCATAGGAGTGAACTCTGTTTCCTTTGGCTTAATAAAAGCAAAGTGTTTGTTCATCTGCTCAATACCAGCAAGCATTTCATCTTGCGACATCTTACGCTGACCAAAGAAAGGTTTATGTACAAACTTTTCTATGATTTTTTTTGCGTGCATTTCAAGTGGATGGTTCTCAGGACTGAACATACATATCCGATAGTTATGCTTAATAGCAAGATTGACGCATAAAGCATCCAGCCACTCAGATTTCCCATGGGAAGGCATGCCAGTAATGACAGTAAATTCGCCATGCTTAACAGTAAAATACTCGTCCAAATTTGACCAACCTGTTGTGTGTCCACGTGCTACTCCTGATTCGTATAGTTGATTTATTTCAAGTACAAGTGATTTAGGATTAACTATCATATAACCACCTGTGTCGGTCTGTAATTTTTAACAATTGGTTTTTCATCGTCCCATCTCTCCTGATTTATATATGTAGATGCCATAGGTATGTACTTTCCGTTTTCTTTTACCCATCCATCAAGTTTAGTTTGCCACGATAAAGCATTTTTAACAACTTCTATATTAGGTTGTTTCTTTATCCAAGATTTATAAGCTACTGCTTTACCATCATGCTTTGGATATAAAGACCAAAACTCCTCAAAATCTTCAGAGTATTTATGTTCTTTATTTGTATTATGTTCTTGTTTAGTTGTTGTTTGTTTGTTATCTGTTTGTTGTTTGTTTGTTGCTAGTGTGTTGACATCCTGATAAATGTCATAGTTTTCAATAGTATAGATACTATATTTGCTTGTTGATTTTATCGATATTATCTCAAGTTGCTCAAGACGTGATAAAGAAGTTCTTATTTGCTGAACTGATTGTTTAAGGTCTTTTGACAGACGATTTAAACCACTAATGTATTGACCTCTTTTAAGTTCAATTACACCAGTAGTTGTGCCAACTTTGATATTTTTATGTGTGGCTGAAAATAATATATGTAAAAATACTGCAAGAGTATTGGGCATTTGCATTAACCCACTATCTTGTATTTTACGCCAGACGAGTACGTAGCCTCTATGCATATAAACTCCACTAGTTTATCCACGATAATTAGAAGTGGCAGGGTAGTCGTGGGAACTACCTTTTCGGTCTCGATAACCTAGCCTGTTAGCCATCATACCACAAATGGCATAAAAAGTCCAATAAGTTTTACTTATATAAAACTAAACTTATATAAAAAAATATTCTATAAAAAGTGTTGACACTTCCGATTACGGTAGTAGAATAACCACATCAACAACACAAACGGAGATAATGATGGGTTTAACAACAGTAACAGTAAACGATATTAAACTAGATGTCTATTATTCTTATGAATCAGAAAAAGACCCATACGGCACAGGTGATAGTCCTACAGCACATTATGTAGAGATTATTGCGATTGAGCCAGAGGATTCAACGATTGATATTACAGATTTGTTATCAGATAAAGTAATTGAACGTATTGAAGATGAAATTATCCAGGAGGAAGCATAATGTTAGACTTTATCATTTACTTTTGTGTGTGGGCTTTAGCAATTAGCATTGTGTTTGTGATTGCTGGTGTATTGGCTAGTTATTTTGACTGGGAGTAATTATGAGTCAAGATAATTTACAAGATTTTATTGATAGCGTTGACTGGGAAGCTACAGAAGAAAAACACCAGGATAGATTTTGGTCGTGGGCAATTGGTGATGGTAAATGTGAAGATTACATATTAGATAACTTTGCAGACCTATTTACTGATTGGGCTTTAGGTGAACTAGAAGAAAGTGAGTATGTATATGAG